TTTATCAACTGCCGATACGGGAACATTTGAAGTAGATTATATTATAGAGTATGACGAAGTGTGATGTAACTAACTATGATTAAAGAACTTACAAAAAATTATTGTTGTAAAACATGCGGTAACGAAATATGTAGACATTCTGCTCTATATGGTGGAGGAGAGTGTAAATCTTGTAGTCGTAAGGCAGAGAAACATTTTCGATTTAAAGGTGCACCTAGTAAACAGATTTATCATTGTATTGATTGTGATAATAAAATTAGTTATGATAATTTTTTACATGGAAATAAAAGGTGTAGAAGTTGTTCTAAAAGGGGTTCTTTGAATAGTAATTTTGATAACGGAGAAAAGATTTCAGGTAAATTAAATCCCTGCTACGGTTTATTTGGAAAAAATCATCCGGGATATACAGATGGTTTATCTGATGTCAAAATTGTTATTAGACATAGTAGTAAGGGAAGGCAATGGATTAAAGATTGCATGATTCGAGATAATTTTAAATGTCAAGATTGTGATGCTTCAGGAACATTAGAAGTTCATCATTTGATTTATTTTCAAAAAATATTTTCCGAGTTCATTTCTCTTATTGATAATAATTTAGATAGAGATATAATAGAGAGATTATCTCAATTTTATTCTGATTTCTGGAATATTAATAATGGAATAACACTTTGTAAAAAATGTCATAAAGTAAGACACGCAAAGGAAAAATAATTTATGAGAAAATTAGTATCAGAAGTAGAGCTGGGTATGAGATATTTATATATACCACCAACTGTAAACGGTTAAGAAAAGAGGTTAAATAATTATGTTCAAACTTATTTATTTGTTAATAAAAGATTACGGAGCTTTTGGAATAGGTATAGCACAGCTATGTATTATTTGTTATTTTGGTTGGAAGTTATTTTCAAATCATTTAAAACATTTAGAAATAAAAGTAGATAGTTTATGCGAAGGTGTAAAAGATGTTAGAGTAGAATTAGAGAAAGATAAAAACGCTACCAATAAATTAGGAAATAGAATTTCTAGAATCGAAGGACATCTAGAAGAAAAAGATAGAATGATTATTGTTAAACATAAAAAGAAAGTAAAAAATAATGGAATTTAAAGTTTTTTCAGGTGGAGGTAAATCTAACAGATGCCCTAAATGTGGCAGTAAGTTAAGAGCTATTTTATCTAAAGGTACTAAAAGATTCGTATGTCATTGCGGTTATTGGCACGATATAAAGAAGTATGCTAAAAACGTAATAAATACGAAAATCATACCTACAAGTTAATTAGAGTATTTTTACACAGTTTTAATAAAAGAATTATTTAAAAAGAAAGAGGAGATAAAATTATGAGTGTTAAGTATAAAGCAGGTGCAATTACGGTTACTACCGATGCTACAGAGATTAATCCAGTATTTGATATTATATCAATTTCTGTAATATCCGACGAAGGTGCAGTTTTATTGCGAGTTTATAATTCAGAAGGTTGGGGAGATTGGATTAAAGTCCCTAAAGATGTTTCTTTTGATGATCGTATTGCTTGCAGTAAATTTCAGATTAAATCAGTTACAGGAAGTGTAGCTGTTAATTATTATTCAAAAGGCGAATAAGAAAAATATTTAAGGAGGCATAAGAAATGGGATATAAAGGCATAGGAGTAAGCTCATCTGTATTAAGACTAAAAGCTCCAGTCGCTACATACAATGACTTACCATTAATCGAAAATACAGAAAATGATGGTAGATTTACGAAAGATACCGATTTATTATATACATGGACTTTAGCAGGTGCAAGTGGAACTATAGATAACTGGAAATTAGTTGGTGCTATCTCAACAATGGCTTGGGATAATATTACAGATAAACCTAGTTCTTCTGTTGCAAATATTGATGATGCAGTTACTAAAAAACATACACAAGATTCTGATACTAAATTAGATGAAGGCGGAGCTAATGAGGTTTCTGCCGCACAAGCAAAAGCTGGATATACTCATAGTGATGTAGCAACGGGTAATCCACATTCAGTTTCAAAATCTGATGTTAGTTTAGGCAATGTTGATAATAAATCTGAAGCAACAATTATTACAGATGTCAAAGCTGATACCGATGTTGCAGATGCACTTACAAAAAAACACGCATCGGGTTCTGATGATGAAACAACAACATCTATGGGAACTTTAATTAACGGAGCAGATGCAAAAACAACTCCTGTTGATGCTGATTTAGTACCTATTAGAGATACCACAGGTTCATTACTTGAAAAAGTAACTTGGGCAAATATTAAAGCAACACTAAAAACTTATTTTGATACTCTATACGGAGAATCTGGTGCATCAAATGATGTTCTAGATAATTTATTATTAAATGCTTATAGAATATCAGGTATCGGAACTTTAGTAAAAAGAAATCTTGTAGACGGAATTATGGATATTTTTACAGATGAAACTGATGTTGATGTTGCAACTTCTGGAAATGAAACATATGATGCGGACGGTGATTATTATAAACCTGTTATTGCTGGTGTTGATATAGTACCACATGATTTGACATCAAATAGTTCAAATACGCCTTTTATTACTTCAGCTAGTTCAGAAGAAAGTGCAGTTAATTCCGGCGCTTGGAAAGCTTTTGAAGGAAATCTCAATCATTATTGGGTATCCAACAATGATGTAGATGGTGCTTGGTTAAAAGTGGATATGGGTTCTGGAAATACTTATAAAGTATCCAAATATAAATTAGTAGCAAATAGTGTTGCCCAAGAACATAGTAGACAGCCTAAAGCTTGGGTATTTCAAGGTTCTAATAATGATTCTGATTGGACTACTATAGATACTGAGTCAGACCAAACAGGTTGGGGAACAAGTGAAGCAAGAGAATTTACTTGTGATACAATTACAACAGAATATAGATATTTTAGATTACTGTTTTCTGAGAATAATGGAGATTCTAATTTATCTGTTGGAGAATTATATATATATGAAGCTACAACTATTAATATGTCGCTTATTTCTGAATCAACTGAAGCTGAAGCTGTTCCTGAATCAGCAAGAATATTTGTTGTTGAAGAAGATACTGATGTGATTACTATTAATACTGATTTAACGGCTTATATGTCTAGAGATGATGGTGCTAATTGGGTTCAAGCAACATTAACTAAGGAAGTTAGTATTGAGAATAGTAAAAAGGTATATTCCGGAACCGCTGATTTAAGCGGACAAGCTTCCGATAAAACAGTTTGTTGGAAAATTGAAACATCAAACGATAAAGATATGAAAATTCATAGTGTAGGTTATATTCTACAATAAGTATTTTATATTGTTTTACTAGAAAAATTATTAAATTTTATAGTTTAATAGTGTTTTCTATAACGAGTTATCTGTATTTAATAATAGAAAGAGGAGGAATAAATTATGGCAGATTTAAAAGCAAATGTTGGCAGAATCACGATTGGCTCCGGAGTAGATGAACACGAAGTTGCTAGTTGCGAAGGAATTGAAGTTGATTATGATTTTAATCCTATTAAGCATTTTGCCGCCGATAGACAGTATCCGATTTTTGTAGCTCATGGAAATAGTGAACTAACAATTACGGTAGATTGTGCAGAGTACAAAGCTGATAGCGATTACGCTATTGAGACTATAGCACAAAATGGAACTGCTGTTACGGTAGCACTTTTAGCAGGATATAGAGGCGGTGGAATCCCGGCCGCAACTTACACGAATTGTGTAGTTGTACAATACACCGTTACTTCTCGTCAAGGAGACGTTGTAAAAGCAAGAGTTGTTTTAAGTAAGCAATCAGATACTTAATACACAATAATTGATATAATAATAATAATAAGGGAGGAAGAATAATGAATTTAGGTAAAAAATGCAATGGTTTTTTAAAGACTGCTATTCGTTCAGTAGACGAGGCAGGTCTGAAAATTACTCATACCATTAATACTAAAGCATTAGATAGATATTACACTTCTGTTCTACCTCAAGGTGCAGATGTTAAGCACTTTTTAAATAATGCAGTTGTATTATGGTCTCATAATATGGATGAAGCAACTCCTAAAATTCCTATCGGAAGATGTATTGATTTGGATATTAGAGAAGATGAGATTATAGCAACTACTGAATTTAATAAGAATGACCCTTTAGCAGTAAAAGTTTTTAACGCTTACAAGGACGGTTTCTTACATGCTTGGTCAATAGGTTTTATGCCTATTAAGTATAAAGAGGTAACGCTTGAGAATAGAGAAGAGCTTAATTCTGAATATAAGTTAAATATTTCTCTTGAACAATTAGAAGAAGCCGGTATGTACGGTGCTTATGTTGTTCATAAATGGGAATTACTTGAATATTCTGCTGTTCCAGTTCCGGGCAATCCCGAAGCTTTAAGTGCTGATAAAGTTGATTCCTTTAAAAGAGAGCTAGTTACAAGAGGTTTAGTAAAAGAATCTGATGTAGATACTATCGAGATTAAAAAAGCAAAAGGCAAAAAGGAAGAAAAAGATGAATATTCTTGTGAATGTCTAGATTGTGGCGAAGAAGTAAAATCTAAAGAACATTGCAAAGATATTAAATGTCCTAAATGTGGTGGTGAAATGCGAAGAAAAGACAGAACCGGCACAGGCAAAGATGCTGAAGTAGAAGTTAAAGATGTCGAAGTAAAAACAAGAGATGCTGAAGAAGTATCTAAAGAAGTTAAGGCCGAGGAAGTTAAAGTCGAAGAGACTGTAGCAGAAAAGGTCGAAGTAAAAGAAGAAGTAAAGCCTGAAGAAGTCAAAGAAGAAAAGGTTGAAGAAGTCAAAGCTGAGGAAGTTAAAGTGGAAGAAGTAAAAGAAGAAGCTAAAGCTGAAGAAGTTAAGACAGAAGAGCCTAAGGCTGAAGAGGTTAAGACTGAAGTTAAAGTGGAAGAGGTAAAAGAAGAAGAAGCTAAAGCTGAAGTCAAAGAAGAAAATAAAGCTGAAGAGCCTAAAACTGAAGTAAAAGAAGAAAAGGAAAATACTGCCTCAACAACAGAAGATAAAACTGAAAAGTCTGAAGTGGTCGAAAAGTCTGAAGTAAAGGTAGAGGAAAAAGCTGAAGAAGTAAAAGAAGAGGAAACACCAGCTAATTTCGCTTCCATTATCAAAGACCTTCTTCAGAAGAATAAAGAATTATCGGATAGACTTGAAGTAAACGAAGCAAAACTAGAGGAGTTAGCAAGTGTTAATTCTAAAGTGGATGTTATTCAGAAAAGTCTTGATGTTGACAACATAGATAAGGTCAGAGAAGCTTCTCAGAAGAGAAAAAGTGGTAACTCTGATACGTGGTTCAGTACGTTACTAAGACAATAATTTTTTAAAACAATAAAAAAGGAGAAATGCAATGGATTTTGTAATTCCAGCAGGAGATTCACTTAATTTACCAAAAGAATTAATTGATAAAATCGTAGAAGATGCAGTAGAGAAGTCGCTAGTTTTAAAAATGGTTTCTTCAAGAGACCAATTCATCGAGATTGTGAATGAAGGAACCGTTCCAGTTATTGGTGAAGCTGATTTAGACAAGGTTTTTAGACTTGATGCTACTTCAGATATTACTACACTAGCTGAGATGGACTTTGATATTAAACCGGCTGATTTAGACCCGGTTGAAATGGGTACTTATATTTATTTAAAGAAGAAACAAATCGCTCAGTATCCAGAGCTAAAGCTAGACCAGTTATTTAGAAATAAGATTTCTGGTGCTATTGCTAGAACCGCTGACAAAATTGCTCTTAAAGGCGACGATGACACGGTTGGAGCAACTGACCCTCTTTCCATCTGTGATGGTATTGAGAAGTTAGCTTTAACAGCAAATTGTGCTAACGCACCGGTTGAATACACTACTTCAAATTCTCAAAATGTTGTTGATGCTGTTGCAGAAGCACAAGAAGATTTGGGAGTTTACGGTAACCAAGAAGCTATTGAAGATTTAGTATTGTTTGCATCTTCAAACTTTGTAACGGCCGCTAAAAAGTCTGCGGATAAGAACGTAATCGGATTTGACATCGAAGATGTTCCTGCACTAGGCTTGAAGAAAGTGGTTCATGTTCAAGGTATCCCTGTTATTCGTAGATTGAATATTACAGGTGAGAAAGCTATTCTTGCTAACATGAAGGGTGCTTTCGCTGGTTATTATGGTAACATCGAAGTTGATGTTGAGCATAAAGCTGGTCGCAGAGCTGACTTACTTGTTGTAACATACTGGTTTGACTTTGTTTGGGCATATGTTAATGGCTCAAGTAAATCAGAAGGTTTGATTACTATTCAAAAAGCAAGTTCGTAAAGAGTAATTAGTAAATTCAATAGTAGAGTTATGGGGGTAATCTCTGTAGCTCTACTATTTTTTAAATTGAAATTTTTAAAATAAATTGTAATCTTAAATTGATAGGATTAAAAATGAATAGTACGATAAGACTAATATCAGATGAAATAGATACCTACCTTCCTAATTCAGATAATACAGCTTTAATTAAAAGAAGAAACTATATTTTACCTTCTCCAAGGGGTAAATTTTTTATTGTTGCTTTTATTAGTCATAAAAGAGATGGTGCAAATATTTCTCCTGTTATACATAAAGCAATCAAGCATGATATTGGTGTATTATATGTTTGTGATAAACTTCCTTCGAGTCCTATTATACACCCAAATGTTCATTATATTGAAGTTCCTGATATATGGTTTATTCACACATTATTTATGAATCCCTTAATGTTTTCTGCATCATACGCTTCAAGGTCAAAGAGACAGTTATCTAAAGCATTTCACGGCTTTACGAAGTATCAAATTCCAATTATATCCACATCTTCTGATGTTCCAAAAATAGTAGAGAATTACGAAAAAAATAAGAATAATATTTTAGTAGATATTACTGGAGGTGTAGGTGACCATTTACTTACTATTCCTTCTCTTAAAACACTCGCAGTAAAGCACGACGTATACGTTTTATGTGAAAAGCATAGAGAACCCTGTTTTTATAATTTATCTTATATTAAAGGCTTTTACAATAAACGTCAAGATGTAGATATTTCTAAGTTCAGAAAGGTAATTCATCTTCATTTCGGACAATTATTAAATGATTATAGATTAGACCTAAATAAACAAAATAGAATTTATTCCGTAGCAGAAGTATGTGGCTTATCTAAAGAAGAGTTAGTTATAAACAGACCAGAAATTATTTTGACAGATATGGAACGAAAGACAGCTTCTATAAAATATGACTCCTATAGGAATAAGGTATTCTTAGGTTATGATAGTGCAAGAGTTGATTCTAAAATTCCCTCAGACTTAACACAAAGATTAATAGATGATTTAAAAAGAAAAAGTTGCTCGGTTTTTACCTCCTCAGTTAGAAGGCGAAAATTTCAAAATTGTACCGATTTAAGTAGAGACCTTTCGTTGCGAGAATTATTTGCTTTAATTTCTGTAATGGATTGCGTATATACTATAGATACGTCCTTTTTACATATAGCGGCCGCTTTTGATAAACAGATTTTTTGTATGCTAAATTATTTTAAACCTGCATGGAGATGCGGTACGTATGTTAATTGTAAAACTTATACGCCTAATGTTTCTTGTTTTCCTTGTGTTGCTTTTCAATTTGTAGAACATGAAGATAGAAAGTGTCATACTAAGTCATGTTATTCTTTTCAAGATACAGATTTGATTTTAAAAGATATTAAAGAATATTTAAAAAATAAATCAAAAATAAAAGAGAATATACAGACTGTTGATACCTCATATGTTCCGGATACAAAAAAGGATATTTCATTAATGGATTTACCGGGTAAAATTGTTTCTAGCAGAGAGAACGATAAATTAAGAATAGGTGCTTTTTGGATGGGCGGTGTTGGTGATACCGTAATGCTAGGATATTTATGTAGAGCAATACATAGAAAATATCCAAATAGTTATATAGATGCTTACGTTAGAGATAAGACACAGGCTCAATTATTAGTATTTGACTATCCTAATATCAGAGGAATTAGCTCTAATTTAGGCTGGGGTGCTACTGTTGGTAAGCATAAACACGATTATGATATTATTTACGAGTTTAGACATTATCCTTATGTCTGGAATAAATCTAATCCTAAATTAAATAGACCTTTTGATAAATCTAAGTATGATAATTGGCAATTAGCCTCGGAAGATATTATCAATAATTGGAAGTCAGAAGTATTTCGTTACTATGCAAAACAGACTGGGTTAAGCCTGAATAAATCAGATTTAATAATTCCACTTGCTAAAATTAATGAAGATATTTCTTACGGTTATTTAAAAAAATATAAGTTACCTAAAAAATATATTACTATACATGCAGGTTGCGACCAAGGTGTCGGTATTATGAAGCTCTGGAGTAGAAAAAAATGGCAAGAATTGATAGTTTTATTACAAGAGAGAGATATTGAAGTTATTCAAATAGGAACACCTAGTGAGATAAGTTTTGCTAATATACAAAAAGTAGGCGTAGACAATCTGACTGATTTAGCTTATATATTAAAGTTAAGTAAACTTCATGTTGATAATGAGGGAGGTGTGGTTCATTTAGCTCATGCAGTAGAGACCAAGTCTGTAGTATTATTTGGAGCCACCAGTCCGACCCTTTATGGTTATCCCGATAATATTAATTTATACAAAGATGTTTGTCCTACATGCTGGTGGAAAGTAAATCAATGGAGTAGTAAATGTATGAAAGGTAATAAAAGTTGCATTAATCTAGATGAATTAACCGTTGAGGAAGTTCTAAACGCTATTGAGAAAAATTATGAATAATATTACTAAAGAACAGGCAATAAAATGAAAAAAGTTTTAACATTCATGGTAGGCGATATATTTCACATAGGGCATTTAACATTGCTACAAAAAGCAAAAAATTTAGGTGATTATTTAATTGTAGGAATACCAAGTTCTTGGACAATAAATGAGCATATTAAAAATAGAGTACCTATCTTTTCGGCAGAGGAGAGATTAAGAATTGTTCAAGCAATTAGATATGTGGATTTTGCTTTTATTTATACAGACAGCGATGCTTTGAATGAGTCAATTAAACTTTTAAAACCTAATATTGTTTGTCGAGGCGATGATAATAAAGAATTTGTAGGTCGGGAAGTTTCAGAAAGTGTTGGTGCAGAGATTGTATTTTTCCCTTATACTAAGAGTGTATCATCTAATAAATTAAGGAGATTATTATGAGAGTAATTTTTGGAGGTAATTCAGACATTGCAAAGGCACTTATGGGTACAAAGATAACAAGAGAAATGTGCGATGTAAGTAACTATGCAGAGATAGTCAAAGTGATGTTAGAAAGAAATGTTTCAGAGGTTGTTAATTGTGCAGGAGTTATACAGCCTGCTAGAATTAAATGTTCTAATATAGAGGTCTGGGAAAATGAGATTAAAATAAATTTAATCAGCTCTTATTATATAGCAAAGGCAGCCTCAGAAGTAAATGCAAAAATGGTGTTTCTCGGCTCTACAGCGGGTTTACGAGGAAAGGCTGGGTGGAGTGGTTATTGTGCCTCTAAGGCAGGTTTAATATCATTGGTACAATCTCTATCACAAGAGAGCTATGAGGCTTGGTGTGTTAATCCCAGCAGAACAGACACAAAAATGAGAAACAAATTATTCCCAAATGAGGATAGAAATACATTATTAAAACCGTCGGATATTGTGCGTGTTATTGAGGATTGTTTTAACGGAAAATATAAATCTGGAAGTAGTATTACGGTACTCAAGAATGAGATAAAAATACAAGAGTAAAGGAGAAATAGAATGTATTTAAAATTTAAAACAAATACAACATTTACTGATATAACGAAGAAAGTAATTCCGACTATTGAAAAGGGATTCATTGTTGTATCTTCGTTGCATACTACATGTGGTATTGCTATATTGGAAAATGAAATATTGTTAAGAAAAGATATGGATGCTTTTTTAGAGAGATTAGCACCCAAGTGCGGGATATATGCACACGATGATATTGAGAAGAGAGATGTACCGCCTGATGAGAGAATAAATGGTTTTTCTCATATTAGGTCTTTAATCTTTCCTACAAGTGTTACTATTCCTGTAGGAGAGTTCAAACTAATTATGGGTCAATGGCAATCAATTTTTTTAGTTGAGCTGGACCCTCAGAGAGAACGAACAGTTTACATCGGAGAAATAGATGTCTCAAGGTAGAAAATTCAAGGTTATGTCAGAAGCAGAAAAACACAAGAAGATAAACTATCTTTATGATTTCAATAAATGGTTTAGCAAATTATTTGGCGTACAAATTTATCTAATGTTTGGTACTCTATTAGGTGCTTTAAGAGAAAAAGATTTTATAGCAAATGATAATGATATTGACTTGGCATATATGAGTAAATATCATAAGTTTGAAGATGTGTTCGAAGAATTATTAGAGATTAATAGAGTATGCAACGAGATGGGATTAATTCGCAGTTTTGGTGAGGGTAAAAATTCGCCAAGATATTGTGGACATTCGCACATATTTTCTAAAGATAAGAAATGCAATTTTGATGTGTGGACTTCTTGGATTGGTGAGGACGGTTTGTATTATTTTTATCCAATCGGTCTAGGAATGCCTAGAGATATAGTATTACCCTTGCAGTTGCATGAATTAAGACATAAGAAGTTTTATGTACATAATAAGTTGCAAAAAATGGTGGAATATTTATATTCTTCTGACTGGAAGACGCCATTAAACAGAAAGGGCGGGTATTATAATAAAAAACGTCTTGAGCCCTTGATACACTTATATAATAAATTAAAAGGAACAGATTATAAAGATGACATCTCAAAGTTAGACTTATAAGTGAGAGGAAATTAAATGACTGAAAAAGAAATATATTATGAAGTATTAACAAAAAATGGAGCACCTGTGCAGGTCATGTTATTATTTGAGAAATTGGGAGAGTTAATGAAATCTATTGCTGAATATGATAGACAACCCATAGAAAATAAAGAAAAGGATGAATTTGCAATAACTAAGAAAATTGCAGATGTTGAAATAATGCTGGGTCAATTAAAAGAAATTTTTGATATTTCGGATAGAGTGGCGATAGAGAAAGACCGTAAATTAAAAATAATAGAAAAACGAGTAAAACGAAAGAACTATAATGAGTTTGAATAATAAAAAAATACTTTTTGCAGGAACTACCTCGTCAGGTTCCTCAGCATTATTCGACTATTTTAGATGCTTTAAAAATGTTTGTGCTATAGAGAATGAAATGCCCAAATTATGGAGAAATAATCTTTATCCTAAGTGGAAAAAAGAAAATTTTTCTAACACAGAATATTATAAGAAGAAATTAAATAAACAAATAGAACACAAGTTTAATAAAGAATTTGAAAACATAGATAAAGATTCTATACTATTACTCAATAATGTAGTAACGTGTTTAACCTTGCCGGGTATTAGTTTATTAGACAATAGCATAGTTGTTTGTGTGATAAGAGACCCTCGCTCTACGTGGTTACGAAGAAAAGAAGTGTGTATGGAATTGAATATAACTGTCGAAGTAGAACAGTTCATTAAGGGGTATAGAGGTCAAAGAGAGTTATTTTCTGAACATCTAAAAAATTTAAATTGTTCAGAGAAAATTTATATAGTTAATTTTGAAGATTTTATATTAAGTAAGAAGTGCAAGACAACATTAGTAAGAAAATTAGGCTTCAATATTAGCTGTTATCCTAAGAGTCCAGAATATGCGCCTTATCCTAAAGAGCAGTCTATTCTGAGACATCATAAGTATGAAAATCAGGCTGAAATAGAATTAATTAAAACAGAATTGGGAAAATATTGTCATGCAAAAGTATAAAGTAGGAATTACATTTGGTGCGTACGAACTTTTTCATATTGGACACTTGAATTTAATTAATCAGGCCAAAAAATTATGCGACAAGTTAATTGTCTGTATCAGCGATGATGAATATATTAGAATAAAAAAAGGCCACAGTTCTAGCAATCCTTTAAAATACAGAATAGAAATAATCTCATCTTTAAGACAGGTAGACAAAGTTGATATTCAAAGTTTAGCTTATGGAAAGAAGAAGTTAATTAGAAAATACAGTCCTGATGTAATTTTTGTAGGAGATGATTGGACACCAAAAACATTTACAGGTGCAAATTTAGGGGTCAAAGTAGTTTATTTAGATAGAACTAAGAATATTAGTTCAACTTTATTAAGACAGAAGTATTTTAAATAAGGAGATATAATAATGAAGATTTGTGTAATAGGACTAGGAGAAATAGGTTGGGAAACATTTAAAGAATTAGATAAAGATAAGAGCGTTGAGTTATCTGGTGTAGAAATATCTGAAGCTAGAATAGAAGAGTTAAAAAAGATTACAGCTAGAGATATTAAAAATACTATCTCTTCTGAGTGCGATATTTATATCTTATCTGTATATACTCCAAAGCAAATTAAAGATGTCATTTCAAAGATTGATTTATCATTGCGACCATTAATTGTAATTGAGTCAACTATGTTACCGGGCGATACAGATATAATTTTAAAAGCTTACGAGAATATTGATTTAGTTTTATTTCCTCATAGATACAATCCTAACGATAAGACTCATCATGTGTTTAATTTAAATAGAATAATGGGAGCAAATACAAAAGAAGCTTTAGATAGAGCTGTTCAGTTTTATGGCAAATACATGCCACTAGATAAATTGAGTCTTGTTTCTCTGCAAATAGCTGAGTTATCAAAACCTTTAGAAAATGCTTATAGATTTATAGAGATTGCTATTGCTGAAGAAGTTAGAATGGAGTGCGAAAAACGAGGTATTGATTTTAAAGAACTAAGAGATTCTGTAAATACTAAATGGAATATTGACATGAAAGAAGCTAGAGATGGTATAGGATTAAAATGTTTACCAAAAGATTGTAAATTTATTAATAAGTTTTTTAGAACTAATACATTATTTAAAACTGTCATAGACGTTGATAAAAAATACAGAGAATATTTAACCAATAAAGGACAGGAGACCTCTGATTACAGAGAAGTAGATATTTAATATGAATTTAAAAGATAAAAAAATATTGTGGATAACAGACCATACAACTAAAGATGTGCCAGCAGGTGGTGCCGAGATTACTGACTCGCATATTATTCGTGCAGGAAAAGAGATAGGTTACGATATAACGGTATGCCAATCTAAGTTTTTGCGTTCTGATACATTAAAAAGTAGTGATTTGGTAGTTTTTAGTAATTGTTCCGACGTGTATAAATCAGTTAGAGCTAAGATTATGGATACTAAGGATTATATTGTATACTCACATGATTCAGGTAGATGGAAGAGTGTATTAAAAGAAAACGCCTTACTAATGAAAGAGTCTTTGATTAATATATTTTTATCGCCTTTGCACAGAGATTGTTTCAAGAAGGAGTTATATGGCCGAAAGGACTCTTTATTAGTTTGTCCTCATTTAGATATTAATTTCTTTGATAGAGGCGAAGATAGAGTGAACAGAATTATGTTTGCAGGTAATGTTCACGAAGGAAAAGGCGTATTGAGCATTATTGAATTTGCTAAGAGTAATCCTGATATTAATATAGATTTCTATTGTCATCGAGCCTCATCACATTTGAAGATAAGTTTAAAGGCTTTAAAGAATTGTCATTTAAAAGGCTATATTCCACAAAATAAAATGACAGATTACTATAATAAATATAAATATTTTATACATATTCCTGAGTGTAGTGAAGCATTTGGGAGAGCTGTCGGGGAAGCGATACTCTGTGGCTGTAAAGTCATAGCTAACAATAGGATAGGTGCATTATCATACGATTGGGACTACGAGACATTGAGAAAAAATACGCTATACGCACATTATTACTTCTGGAATGAGCTTCAGAATAGATTAAAATAGTCTTTTTAAATAGACTTAACTGTATTTAATAGTAGAGAGTAAATTGAAAGGAGTAAATTGAAATGAAAGCATTTATATACGGAAATCACACATACGGAGACAAAATCATTCTTTCTTATTTGCAGAGTGCATTAGAAAACTGCGAATATTTAGGTGCAAAGGTTGATTTATCTCGCATCACGCCAGTAGAAGAAAATCTCATTATAATTTCAAATTCAAGTTTATTCCATATAGACCAAGATAAAATTCTAGGTTATATTAAGAAAGACTTATCTAAACCTTTAATGGTAGTTAGAAAATTAAAGACGTTTGGAACTGTTTTGTTTAAAGCAAATTTTGAAGTAGATAGGATTACTACAAATAAATCATATAATTTTGCAGGTATGCTTTATTTACCTAAAAAATATTTTGATATGTTAGAAGAGAAAACACGCACAATCGCAGAAATATTTAGAACAGTAGATTACGCAGATTGGCGATTTTATATTGTAGATGGAAGGAAAAAATAATGTTTAGAAATACTTTTTCAAGGAGGATAAAATGATTACCAAGGCAGGCGTAGCTATTGTCTTAGGCATAGAAACCGCAGATATTTCTGATTCTGTTTATGATTGGGCTGTAAAGCAGTTCTTTCTAGTTACAGGTCTTAAATCTGCCGAAGAGACCAAGACACAAAGACGATTTGTAAATAGAGCTACTTTATACTTTAAATTAAATGCAAGAGACATTAAATCAATAGATACTTTAAAAATAGATAATGACGAAAAAGATTTTACTTTATTCTCAGATTTAAAGTTCAATCCGGATTCTGGTTTAGTTTATTATACAGGAGGCTTTAGTGGCGGTCAGTTAGTTGAAATGACCTATACTGTAAATTCTTATACTGAGAAAGATATTCACGATTATCTAGTCTCTTTATTAGTTGCTAAATCTATGAGTATGTTTACTCCGGATAAAATTCAACAAGTTAGTTCTATTAAAATAGGTAAATTTTCCAAAAAGTTTGGTTCTGCCGCCTCTAACTTAGAGAGTTATAATGAAGTTTTAGAGAGTGAGATTCAAAGAACTGTTTATTTAATTAACGATAATGATACAGATTTAGATTTAGGTCATATTATTTAAGAAAGAGATATTATGGAAGATACTTTTCAACATACTAAAAAATGTCCAAAATGCGGTAAACATAAGGTCTATCTTGTAGTCGAAGAGGATGGATTTTCATTTGTTTGTACAGCTTGTGGCGAAACGTGGAGTGAATAATGTCTGATTCGACTTTTAATGCGTTATTGACACAGACTTGTACTATTTATAGAAGAGTGTACGATGCCTCTACTGAAGATAAATGGGGTGCATCTTCTGAGTCATTTTCAACTATCACATCTACGGAGAGTTGTTTACTACAACAATTAGATGAAATGATTGAGTTTACTCGACGAGGAGAAAAGATATATACAAAAACGGAAGTTTATATGAAGTACGAAGCCGATATTGAAGTAGATGATATTTTAGAATTTGAATCAAGAAAATACTCTGTTTTATCTGTTGATGATTCTGCAGGTCAACAACATCATAAAGAAGTTTTAATAGTAGGATTGGAAAACTAATATGAGCGTACAAAACTTTTCAATAGATGATAGAGAGTTAGCAACATATATTCATAAATTTGCTTTTGCTAGTAAAAGAATATCAACACAGACAGCTAAAGCTTTAAGAATAATGACAAATTATACTGAAAAACAGATGAAAAGATATTCACGTTCTAGTAGTTCTAGATCAACTGGAAAGCTTAGTTCAAGTATTACAGCTAATTATTCAATCAATAGTAATTCAGTTTCTAGTTCAGTATTTGTTCCTTCTGAAATTAAATATCAGTTTGCATCTGAATATGGTAGTCGAGGTGGAGAGATAATTTCTGGAAGTCCTACTATGACATTCGGTACGTCTAGTTGGCGCAATTCTTCTGCCGTTAAAGTTCCTCATAGAGGGTATTTTGTTTTTACTCAAGTTAAAAGAGGAAAATATGCAGGAAAACATTTTACAAAAAAAGCATTTGAAGATTTACAAAATTTTTATAGAAGTAAAATATCACATAAATTAGCACACGATGTGGCTGTTGTTTTGGGAGGAAGATAATGAAAATTATTGCAGAACGAGTAATCGCAGTATTAAAGACAGATAGTGCATTAGTTGCGTTATTAGGCTCAGCAAAGAATATATTTGCTAGAAGTTTAGCAGAAAAAACTAAACGACCTGCAAAATATGTATCTGTCGAGGCAAGTCTTGGTGCAGATTTAGATTATACTGCAGGGCAAGATGATGATTTTGAAGTAGAAATAGGTGTCAATAGAAAAAGTGCAAATGCGTTCTCTAATTTAATGACTATTTTATCTAGCGTAGATGCTCTAATTAATAAGCAAGAATTAACTCTTTCAACCGCTTCATTTAAGATTATCAGTATTCATAGAACTGATTGTCCTACAAGAGGTGTTTTAATAGATGATAAGAATAATGAGTTTTATATTACTATAAAATATTCTTATATTATAGACGAAAACTAATAAGTAAACTGACCTAAAAAAGGAGTAAGTACCATGAGCGAGAAAATAGTTTTATCAAAAGTAACAGAGTTTGAACTAAGAGGCGGAACTTGTGTTAAAGTATATCCAGCAAGTTTAGAAACTTTAGCATTAATGAATCCGAAATTAAAGAAGTTAGATAAGATGGAGAAAACAGCCGAATTAGATAAGCAGATCGATGTTTTTGTAGATGTTGTTTATGATTTTATTAAAGAGGATAACGATATTACAAAAGTAGCTTTAAAAAAGGCTTTAACTATCGAAGCTTGTCTTAAAATCATTCAGACATCAATGGGTTCTGTTAGTTCTTTAACTGAATAATATTATGAAAAATAAAGATTCTTTATATTTTGTATTAGATTTATTAATTTCCGAATACGGGTGGTCTTTAGAATATTGTCTAAAACTGCCCGGTGACGTTATTACCGAACTTGTAAATGCAATTACTAAAAGAAAACATGTATATTGGAAGAGTTTTACTAAATTATCCGGTATCGCAGTTTCTACAGGTTTTTCCGGTAAATTAGATGAGATCGATAAAATATTTGATACAGAAGATGAAGGAGCTATAAAAGATCAAGAAGTAGATAAAGAAGCATGGAAGGGACAAGTTAAATCTATGTGGATGAAAATGAAGAGTAAGAATAAAAAATTATCTCAAGAAGAAATGAAAGAATTAAGTGAGAAATTTGAAGCAAAATGGGCTAAAGGCGAATCAATAGACTTTTAAAAGGAAGTAAATTATGGCAGAGCGAAATCTAAAAATAAACATGAAAATCGGACTACAGCAGGCTAGGTCTGGTTTAAGCAGTTTCAAAGGGAGCTTAAAATCACTACAAGGTGCATTTAGAACTTTAGGTAGAGTTGGTAGTAGAGCTATAAGTGGCATCAAGAGAAAATTGCAGGGTTTAAGAGGCATTTCAAATTTAGTTAAATCTTCTTTAAGAGCTGTTTTTAGAACAGGCGTAGTTGCAGGATTCTTTTTTGCATTTAGAGCTGGTATGCAAACTATTACTAATCTTAAAGAAACCATTACGAAATTAGCCGGAGAGTTTGCCAATCTTAGATTAAGAGCCACAGAAACAGCCGCAATTATTAGTAGAGGTGGAAGCACTTTTGCAGATACTCTTCAAGAAGCCTTAAATTTATCAAGACAGTTATCGACTGAAATTGGGTTTACTTCTCAACAAATTCAAGAGGGTCTGGTTACGGCCGCTCGTTCTGGTCTTACTTTAAGAGATTCGTTCTCATTAACATCTTCTGCCTTGATGTTAGCTACCGCTAATGGTGAAGAATTTCAGACTACTTTAAATGATTTGATTGGAGTTTCTAGAGCTTTCAATGTTGAGTTAGGTGACATGGGACAATTTGCTGATGCTTTATCTTCAGCAGTTACAAGTTCCAATGTTAGTTTAGCTGGATTGTTTGCAGGTCTTAAAAAAGTAGCACCTGTTGCTTCTACTGCTTTCGGTTCTGGCGCTGAAACTATCGCTGATACTACGGCCGCTTTGATGACATTAAACGATACGGGTATGCAATCAGAGAGAGCTGGTACCGGTCTAAGAGCCGCCATGCAGAAACTACTTGGTGGTACCGGAAGAACAACCACAGCATTTGCTAAATACGGTATTAATATGTTTAAGGCAAACGGAGAATCGCAAAAATATTTAGATACATTACTAAAAGCACAAAAAGCTACCGATGCTACAGAACAGAAGATCAATAGTTTAAAGAAAGCAGAATTTGAATTAATTATTGCAGGAAAGCAAAACACTAAAGCATTTCAAGATATTCAAAAAGAATTAGGCGATACAGATTCTTATTTAAATACTTTAAAAAAGGGACTTGATACAGTTTATCAATCATTTACATTAGCTGGTGGTAAATTAAAGCCATTATCTGATGTTTTAGACGAGATATCCTCAAAAGCACCTATAGAGGTTGTTGGACGAGCCTTTGGTATTCGAGGTGGAGCTCCGATGATGCAAGTTTTACAAAATATGGAAAAGTTTAAAAAATTTAAAGCTATCGTAGAAGAGTCTATGAAAGCTTCTCAAGACGGTACAAGTATTACTAGAGATATGTATACGAAATTTTTAGATACTGTTCTTATTGGGTGGCAAAGAATTAAAAATACTTCGATGGCTATATTAGCTTCAATAGCTGATGGATTTTTTGAGGCCGCTAAACCTTTAATCGGTCCCATTCAAAATGTGTTGACGGATATTTTTAAAAAGATAGACCTTCATAAAGATGCGTTCGCAAAAATATTTATGGGTGTTTCTAAATTACTTTTACCTGTGTTAGCTCAGTTACAGATGTTTGGTCAAGGTTTCGCAAATTCTTTAGATGGTATTATGACTAAAGGTTCAACTGCAAATGTTCCGGTGTTACGTCAAGACGGAGAAGGTGGTAAGTTAAAAATAGAACATGTTAGAATTTCTGGAACTGTTCCTGAGAAGTTAAAAAAGGCATTTAAATTATTAGGTGAATCTTTTATAAATGTATTAAAGGCAAGTTTACAAAAACTGGAGCCCGCTTTTAAGTATTTAGCTGAAATCTTTGCAGATGGTTTTGCTGTAGCATTACAGGCAAAGAGTAAGTTACTTATGAATATAGGAAGTAAAATTGGTGGAGCTATGGCTAAAGCATTTGGTCTGGCTTTTATTGCGACCATTCCTGATCTGATAGTTGCTTTTGGAAATGTAACCAAAAGCTTAGGTTTACCTGAAGAGTGGAAGTTATTTGGTATGACACTCAAGACACCTTTTGGAAATAATGCTTTAAATACTGTAGTTGGAGCAAAAGATATAGAGGGCAAGCCTATTGCAGGTGCGCCTGAGTCTAAAATCTATACAGGTTCTAAGCCTAGTGTAGGTGGATTAGATTATGTCTTTCCATTATTCGCTCTTTTAAAGGGTGCTTTAATCGGTTCAAAAGAAAATACTCTAAAAAATGCTAGAAGTAAGACTACTAAAAGAGGTGCAGGTGCCTCCTCGATTCTATCTGAGAGTATTAACTTTAGTAATATTGATAATGTAGGTAAATCTTTAAAAGACTCTGTTGAAGGCATACAAAAAGGTACAGCAAAATTAAATGAAAATGCTATAATTTTTGCTAATGGAATTTATACGAATCAGAAAGCTATAGATGCAACAAATGCAAGAGTAACGTCATTACTAAAAAGATAAGGATTTTAACATGAGTGTTAGTGCAACTAAAAGAGTTAATTGGAAAACAGTAGACATAGGCGATTATGCTTTTGTTACGTTTGATTACAGTTCAAATAACGATATTAGAGTTATACCTAAAGCAAAAGGTGTAAAGATCAGAGCAACATCTGAATTAGGTGGCGGATATTTAACAATTTCTGTCAATGCGTTAGTTGCAAAAGATAATAGATTTGAATTAGAACAATATTTTTATAATATGGATAGTAATTTTTCACTAACAGAAAAAGGTGATTTAATAATTTCTGACGATAATGGAACAATGACTTTATCTGATTGTTATTTAGATAGTTTTACGCAATCAGGAGAAGATTTAAAAGCAGTTACTTTTAGTTTAAAATTTATTAAGTCATTATAGATACGAGAATTAAATTTATGAAAACTAAAAAATGTAATATATGCAATAAAATTAAAGCGATTAAAGATTTTTATGTTTGTAAAGGCTGTATTAATAATATAAGTCCGCATTGTAAAAAGTGCGACAATGTTAAGACAGCAGTATATCGTAATAATAACATTGAGAAGTTGAAAGAGAGCAGAAGAGAAAATAAACTAAAGCAAAGCAATTATGCTAAAGCCTGGTATGCAGAGAATAAAGCACATGTTATTAAATATCAAAGGAAATATCAAAAGATACGCAGAAATACTGATACTTTATTTAAATTAAAGAAAAATTTACGAAGCAGACTTTATTCTGCTTTAAAAGGTTTTAATAAAAGTGCCAAAACAGAAGAGTTAATAGGCTGTTCTATAAATGATTTAAAGAATTATCTCACAAAGAACTTTAAAAATGATATGACTTGGGATAATTATGGTAATAAAAAAGACATAAAATGCTGGGAAGTTGACCATATAAAGGCATGTGCCTCTTTTGATTTAAGCAAAGAGTTTGAACAACGCAAGTGCTTTCATTATACTAACTTGCAGCCGTTATGGATGAAAGATAATAGAGTAAAATCTAAGTATTAATAGTAAATTGAATTTATAATAGGAGTAATATATATGGCAATAATCGGATATAATGGCGCAACTGATTGTGAATTTGCACCCGGACATACATGGTCAGCCAATAAGTTTACAGCTTCTATGACGGGTACAATAGACTCTATTTTTTACTATTATTATCAAACAGGTAGCGGTAAATTTATTAGCGTTGGAATTTATTCCGACAATGCAGGTAGCCCCGGCACATGTCTAAATCATTCTTCAAGTGTTGGTAGTAAGAATTCAGCATATCCGTTTGAATGGAAAGAAATTGCTATACCAGAAACGTCGATAACATCTGGAACTGATTATTGGTTGGTTGCTCAAACAGACGCATATTATGCTGGTTATTATGAAGAAGGAAAAACTGGCAGTTATGATAATAAATATATAGCTAATCACAGTGCTTCCTATCCCGATTGGTCTACTAATCCTTCTGGACTTAGCGATGCAACGCATACGATTGCAATTTATGCAACAATAGATGAAATTACTAATCCTCCTCTAAATAATTCATTTGAAACATGGACAGTTCCGGGTTCAGCCGGTTCCTCGTCTGGAGTTTGTACAAATTGGACAGTTGTATCTGTCAATGGTGGAACTGCAACTAGGTCTGAGGCAGGTTCTACGGGTGTATATTCTGGGACATATGCTGTAAATTGCCGTGGTGCTGGTTCTGGGAACCCAAATCAAATAGGTGGATTAATTTCAGATGCTTTTACAGTAGAGAACGATTATATTACTTTTTGGAAAAATGACCAAAATGCCGGTGGCGTTACTCCTATAGTTAAAATTTTTAGTAGTGCAGATGTAGAGCTTATGTCATTTACTCTAACAAAATATGTTGGATGGCGACAATATTGTATTTATATTGGTGATTTAATAGATGACGATATAAAGATACAAGTTCAACAAAGTCCTACCGGAAGTCCGGGTTATTATACAATATATGATTTAGTAGAATGTTCTAATACTCCTACAGGAGAAGCCTGCTATGATTCCACTAATACAGATGAAATCACACCAAGCACAGCCACTTCTGATAGTGTTCATAGCACAGATGTTGCGACAAATGTTATTGATGATAATGATACAACAAGATGGCATCAAGATACTGGTGTTGCTAGAGCAAATGCTTGGGTTAAAGTAGATTTAGGCTCTATTCAAAGTGTAGGAAGAATTTTAATTAGAAGAAATACGGATAAAACAGCTACGTTTAATGTGGATGTTAGTGATGACGATTCTAGTTGGGATAATATTGTAACTGACGATGAATTAGCAGAATTTCAAGAATATTATACTATAGATGCGGATATAAGATATATTAAAGTATCTAATTTTGGAGGAACACAAACATTTGCTCAAATATTCGAGATTAGAACATTTGAACCGGCAGGGGTAGAGCCAAAATATACAGCAACATTTGAGGAACAAAATAGTTTAGATAATGCAA